CTTGGTATCCCCGCTGGCATAGCGTGGTATCTGTTGACTTAAATTAGCTCCTTGCGTACTACACCGTAGCTAATATAATGGTCCGTGGAGCAGTTCCATACTAAAGGAGTTAGCATGAACGATCAGCAGCCGCAGACTGTGACTATTGGCGATAAGACCTACCCTCTTGAGGATTTGTCTAATGAAGTCAAAGAGTTACTGTCACTGCATGCCCAAGCTCAGGACATGATGATTGCCGCCCGCCGTCAGGCCGTAATTCACGAGCTTTCGGCGACTAACCTAGCCGGTATGATTAAGAGCAAGGTGGAAGTTGATGAGCCAGATGACCAACCCCAAGAACCCCTTGAAGGCCATGTCATCCAGTAACTATCCATCAGATGATTCCCGCTATTGGGAAGCCATCAACCGCCTAACCGCTCATGAAGCCATGTGCGAAGAGCGCTCTAAGACGATCTTTAATCGCTTAGAGCGCATTGACGGTCGCTTAGACACGATGTCCCGACATATGTTTATGATCGGGTTTACCATCATATGTAGCATGGCCGGGCTGATTGTCACCTTGCTACTAAAGTGAGGTACCAATGGCCTACTTCAAGCGGACCCGTTTCAACGGCATTGCCCCCGGTGTCGCCCCCCGCCTCCTAGCTGACGACTTTGCTCAGACCGCTGTAAACATCGATTTTGAATCAGGGCGCCTTGCTCCTACTACCGATGATGTAGACGAGTTCACGCTGCAGAGTGGTGCTGTTCGCAGCATCTACTACTACCGCGACACGAACTGGTTGGAGTGGGACGACGAAGACGTAAAGGCCGTAGCTGGGCCGATTCCCGACGACACTAACGAGCGCCTGTACTGGACGGGGCAGGACTACCCGCGCATGGGCACGATTACGTCCATGATTGCAGGCAGCACCGGGTACCCGGCTAACAGCTTTCGTCTGGGTGTTCCCGCCCCAGCTAACGCGCCTTCGATCTCTAAGACCGGCACGGCTGACGACACCCAAACGCCCGATGATGTGTCCTATGTGTACACGTTCGTGACGGCTTTTGGGGAGGAAGGCCCTCCTAGCCCCGCTTGTACGGCGGTTGAGCGCACGGACACGGAGACTGTGACCGTCAGCATGCCGTCTGGGGACCATCCGTCTGGCAACTACAACTTTGGGACCGGCGCGCTCAAACGGATCTACCGGTCAAACACCGGTTCGACTAACACCACGTTCCAGTTCCTGGCAGAAGTAGCGTTTACGACCACTTCCTACGACGACACCACGCCTTCTGCAGGCCTCGGAGAAGTGCTGCCGAGTGAATCGTGGATCGGTCCGCCGGACGACAACGTGTCTTTGTACCCAGATGGGCCTATGCAGGGCCTGACCGCCGTAGCTAACGGTGTGTTCGCTGGGTTCTCTGGCAATCGCTTATGCCTGAGTGAGCCGTTCCTGCCTCATGCTTGGCCCATCGACTACCGGATTACGCTGGAAGAAGACATCGTTGCTATCGGAAGCGTGAGCAACGGTATCGTAGCGCTGACCGACGGACGACCGTACTTTGTTACCGGCACTGACCCGAGCGCCATGACTGCTGTGCAAATGGACATTGCTCAGGCTTGCGTCAATGCACGATCCGTCGTCGATATGGGCAGCTATCTGCTCTACGCAGGGCCTGATGGGCTCGTGGCCGTTACTGGTGGGCAGGGGGAAGTTGTTACTCAGGGCCTTATTTCCGCTAAGCAGTGGAACGCTGATTTTAACCCCACTGGTCTCAGAGCATTCAGGCATGAAAATACTTACGTGGCTTTTTGGACTGATGGTTCTGACCACCTTGGCTTTGTCTATGACCCTCGTGGGGCTGAAACTGCTATTTCTCGCCTCACCACGGCAGGACAAGTCAACGGAGGTTACTCGAACCCGAAGGACGGTAAGCTGTATCTGGTGGTTGCGGACAAAATCAAAGAGTACCGAGGCAGTAGCACCAACCGAACGCTGACTTGGAAGTCCAAAAAGTACGTTACGCCTAAGCCCGTTAGCATGGGTTGGGTGTCCGTACACGCCCAGGCTTACCCAGTTACGGTGAAAGTTTGGGGCGACGGTACGCTGATTGCGAACTACAGTTTGTCGTATGCGGCAAACGTATACACTCAAACGGTTACCGCTCCAGCAGGTGCAAGCACCGGTACGCTGCGGGAACCGATCATGCGGCTGCCCCCCGTTATCGCCCAGGAGTGGGAGGTTGAGGTGTCTGGGGCGGTGGAAATCGACGAGGTTTGCCTTGCCCAGAGCATGGAGGAGATTTCGGCCACATGAGCAACCCACGTACTCCAACGCCCACCACTATTCCTGGGATTCCTAAGCCGCCGTCGGACGTTTCCCCGGCGCTTCGGGCCTATCTTGAAAGCATCTCTGAGGCATTGGAGGTACGTCTTGGCCGCCGGGGGGACCCGCGTGACCGGGCAATAACTCTGAGGGAGCTGATTGAGTCTGGGCTAGCCGAGGAACTACGTACTCGGCCCTACAATCCGAATCGCCCCACAGATTTAGACTTCTTTAACCCTGACGCTGATCAAGCGATTCCGCCTCGGCCTACGGGGTTTACCGCGACGGGCGGTTATTCACTTATTCAGCTGTACTGGGACTATCCCCGCTACGGTAATCACAGTCTGACTGAGATCTGGCGCCATGACAGTGACGTCCTTGGTGATGCGCAGCTTATTGGTGTGTCTTCCGGCTTAGCATATGTGGACGCCACGGGGGAAAGTCAGAGCTACTACTATTGGATTCGCCACGTTTCGACTTCCGGTGTACCCGGGCCCTTTAATGCTTCCGCTGGCACGCTGGCTGAAACCGCTCCGAACGTAGACTTGCTCCTTGACGAGCTGACGGGAGCAATCAGCGCGAGCGAACTAACGGCCGCGCTTTCTACGCGCATCGATTTGGTTGATGCTAGCGATACGGTTACTGGGTCAGTGGACTACCGCATCGCCCAGGAAGCAGTAGCACGGGCGACGGCTATCTCAACTGAAGCAGCGGCCCGGGCAGCTGCCGACACGGCCGAAGCAACAGCGCGTGCTACCGCGATTACTAACGAAGCGACGACACGTGCTACTGCGATTACTAACGAAGCGTCGGCTAGAGCTGCGGCGATTAGCAGCGCTACTGCCAGTCTACAGGCTCAAATCGATGATCTGAACGCCATCGACGCTTGGGACAGTGTCACCAGCTACGCGATTGACGATCTTGTTACCCATAACAACAAACTGTGGAAGGCTCTTGCGGCTAACAGCAACTCTGAGCCGACTACGTCTAATAGTAACTGGGAGCTGATCGGCGACTACACTAGCCTTGGTGACGCGGTAGGTAACAACACTTCTGACATTCAGCAGATCAACTACGTCAATTCAAGCAGTACGTCTGCGGCAGCTCAGGCTATCGCAGCGCTGGAAGTGACGGTGAACGATACGTCTACTGGCGTTACGGCAACGGCAAGCGCACTGTCGTCCCTTGATACACGGGTGACCACTGCCGAAGGTTCAATTACCACCAACGCAACCGATATTACGGCGTTGGAAAATACGGTAAACGATGCATCGACCGGGTTAGCCGCTACCGTTACTGCTGTCAGCGGTTTGGACACACGCGTCACCGCCGCCGAGGGGTCGATTACTACTAACGCCTCTGACATTACGGCGCTTGAGAACTCCGTAAATGACCCGAGTACGGGGTTAGCCGCTACCGTTACTGCTGTCAGCGGTTTAGACACGCGCCTGACGTCTGCTGAAGGGTCAATTACGTCTAATGCATCGGACATTACCGCGCTTGAGAGCACGGTAAACGACGCATCTACGGGGGTAGCAGCGACGGCTACCGCTTTATCAGCGCTCGATACCCGAGTCACCACCGCAGAAGGCTCAATTACCACTAACGCCTCTGACATAACGGCCCTTGAGAACTCCGTAAATGATCCGACCACGGGGCTAGCGGCTACGGTAACGGCGGTATCTGGGTTGGATACCCGTGTTACTGCTGCTGAAGGGTCAATTACGACCAACGCCTCCGATATCACGGCGCTTGAGAATACCGTTAACGATCCGACCACGGGCGTTGCAGCTACGGCTACGGCGGTTTCGTCGCTGGACACGCGGGTAACGACGGCCGAAGGGTCAATTACCACTAACGCATCGGATATCACGGCCCTTGAGAACTCGGTCAACGACCCGTCCACAGGGTTAGCTGCTACCGTAACGGCGGTTAGTGGGCTCGATACACGGCTAACGTCTGCTGAAGGCTCGATAACGAGCAACGCAACAGATATCACAGCCTTAGAAAACACAGTCAACGACCCGTCGACAGGGGTAGCCGCCACTGCTACCGCTTTGTCGTCGCTGGACACTCGCGTCACTACGGCTGAAGGTACGATTAGCACTAATTCTTCGGACATTACCGCTCTAGAGAACACCGTTAACAACCCGACAACTGGCGTTGCGGCTACGGTCACCGCTGTTTCTGGGCTGGATACCCGCCTGACGTCTGCAGAGGGGTCTATTACTACTAATGCGTCGGATATTACGGCGTTAGAAAATACCGTTAATGATCCTTCGACCGGCGTAGCCGCTACCGCATCGGGGCTCTCTACTTTAACTACAGCGGTCCAAAGTAACGACAGCGATATTTCATCTCTGTCGGCTAGCGTTACGTCTTTAACCAGCGGTCTAGCTACGGCGAACACGAACATATCGACTAACGCTAACGCTGTTAGCGCGTTAGATACTCGTGTTACTTCCGCTGAAGGCAGCATTACTTCTAACGCCAGTAATATAACCAGTCTTCAATCTGGATTAGCAGCAGCTAATACTGATATTAGTACGACTTCAACAGCCTTAAGTGCGCTGACTACGCGTGTTACTACGGCTGAAAATACCATAGCCGTAAACGCTAGCGACATTGTCTCGCTTGAGAACACCGTTAACGACCCGAGCACGGGTGTTGCTGCTAATTCTGCGGCTATTACTAACCTGTCAACTACAGTTAGCAGTCAGGGTACAAGTATTAGTGCTAATAGCAGTGATATAACTGCCCTAGAAAACACGGTAAATAACCCGACCACCGGTGTTGCTGCAACGGCGTCAGCGCTTAGCACTCTGTCGTCCACGGTTAGTTCCCAAGGAACAACGCTCAGTGCTGCTGTGTCTGATATCAGCACCCTTAATACGACCGTTGGAAATAACTCTGCGTCTATTCAAACGCAGGCAACGTCTATCGACGGTCTTGAAGCTAAGTACGTAGTTAAAATTGATAATAACGGCGCAGTAGCTGGCTACGGTCTAGCATCCACGGCGAATGACTCGGGGCAAATTCTTAGCGAGTTTATCGTCAACGTTGATCGTTTTGCGCTGCTTAAAACGTCAACGGATAACGGCACGCCTACCGTTCCCTTTATTGTGCAGACTACTGCGCAAACTGTTAACGGCGTATCAGCGCCCGCTGGCGTATATATTACCGACGCGTTTATTCGTAACGGCGCTATTGCCAATGCAAAGATTGGCCAGGCAGCGATTGATAACGGCAAGATTGCTGACGCAAGTATCACCACAGCCAAGATTCAAGACGCGCAGATTACGGCAGCCAAGATTCAAGACGCGCAGATTACGAACGCTAAGATCCAGAATGGAGCAATTACAAACGCTAAAATTCTGGATGCTACGATCACTGGCGCTAAGATTGGTAACGCGCAGATTGATACGCTGCAGCTTGCTGGCGAATCGGTCATCGTGCCGGTCGCGGATACCTATAGCGGGTACATCGCTTCATCTTGGCCAACGGTTCGTACCTACCTAAACGGTCTGCCTAATCCTCAGATTACGCTGACTCTTACTACTGAAGTGCTCGTGCTTTGGGGAGTGCGGTTCCTAGGTCAGTCCAGCGGCGCTGGGGATATGCTCATCCGCATCAAAGAAGATACTACTACCATCTTCCAAATGGGCGGTACGCCTCGCGCTCTTAGCACGGGTGGCTTTATGGGCGGCGCTATCCGGCGCTCTAAGGCAGCCGGTACCTACACGTACTACATGGAGTGGAGCGCATATAACTCGCCGCTCTACGAGGCGTACATCATCCTACTTGGTATACAGCGATGATATATCTCAAGTACGACCTGACCACGGGGCACGCGCTTGGACTGCGTAAGCAGTCCAGCAAAGATGCGCCTCCGGTGTCTGATGAGATTGGTTTTCTGCCGATTGATGAAGAGTTGTACCCGCCGGATTGGACCGTGGACCTTGGCACGCTGTCCCTTATCCCAAGAGAAACGGACCCTGAAGCTGCGAATGAGCAGAACATGGCTGAGCTGCGCGTGCTTCGTGATGCAAAGCTTGCGGCTTGTGACTGGCGGATCGTGGCTGACTCTCCGTTGTCCGAGGCCCAGCGTTCAGAGTGGATGGTTTACCGGCAAGCGCTTCGTGATCTGCCATCTACGATTCAAGGTCCGTTATTAAGCTTAGAGGATGTAGTTTGGCCAAGTGAACCCAGTTGAGGAGGACTACATGAACCGCGTCGAGTGGGAGGAAACTGGGGAAGACGAGGACGGCATGGTTGGGATTACTCTGGCGCTTGTCTCAAACGACAAGGTGCAGCTGGCCCGCGCACGCCGCGCATTTCGGTACATTATTGACGACTCGCCGCATCCTGAGCTGCGGTCGATTAACGGCAGCAAGCCTGAAAAGGAGAAGTGAGATGCACAAGGGTAAGCAGTGTTACCTCAACGCGCCGCCTAAAAAGTCGCGCATGGAGAAGAAAAAGCCGTCTAAGGGATACACAAAGAAAAAGAACTAATAGATAATTACGTTGTCTTTTAGCAACGTAAGTGAAGATTATGGACGATCCTGTAAACAGCCCGCTGCACTACAACAATGGGGGGATTGAGTGCATTGAGGCTATTAAGGCTAGCATGACGCGGCCGGAGTTCTGTGGGTACCTGAAGGGGAACACGCTTAAGTACCTTTGGCGCTACATGTACAAGGGTAAGCCAAAGGAAGATCTAGCCAAGGCTCAATGGTACTTGGCTCGCCTTCAGGAGGAAGTAGATGAATTTCAGCAGTAAGATGTCAGAAAAGTACGGCTTCTTTATGGACATCGTGGAGCTGGCAGACCTGATGCGCATTAAGCGCAGCACGCTGTACAACCAGATCTATAACAAGAAGCTGCCCCTCCCGTTTGTGAAGAGGGGCAAGCGCTACTTGTTTCCTACCGCCGCAGTTGCTGAGTACCTGCAGAGCCAGCTTCAAACGCCTGAAGCGTAGGCCTTCTCTTGTCGCGAATGAATCGCCTCTTTTAAGAGGCGATTGATCACAGCATTAAGCTGCCCGTCGTGTTTGATTTCCACAACGTCGCTTTTGCGGACCAGTATGTTTTTGCTGTTGTAGTCACGGACCGTGACGCAGTAGGCATCCGCAAAGTAGTTAGGTACGTGATTAATCTCCACCTGCTGATAGGCTGCTACGCGGCGCAGTGAGTCCTTCATGTTCCCGTAGTTGTTCATTCCCCTCTCCTTGTACGAAGGCATAGATCTGGCACGCTGCTTCTTTGAAAGAGATGCAGTCACGTAAGAAGCGTGC